ACGGAACCCCGAGCGCCGCAAGGTACCCGGGGTTCAATTTTATCTCTCCGGCTGATCCGCCATACGAGGAGCACGCGTCGGCATGAGACTGTCAAGCGGCAACCAGTAGTCCTGTCCAGTCCCACGGCGCAGCTTCTTTTCCATCCGCGACAGGTATCCCGGCGACATCCACTCATTGAACTCGTTCATAAAGGCGCGGTCAATCGCCGTTGACGTGTACCACATATTGAGGAACGGAAGGTGCGAGCGGATTGAACGCACAGTTTTCGCACCGGGTTTTGTGTCCTTGTCGTAGATAGGTGCACGAGCCCAAGCAAACGCCGCGTCCGAAGCCTCAATCACCGAACCAAGCTGAGGACCAAGAATGTTAGCCGCGCCAGACATTGCACCGTAACGAGAATCATCTGAGAGTCCGTTCACAATCCAGTCCCCAAGGAAACCTAAGCCGCCACCCTTTGTCAGCGCAGCCGCCCAGAATTTTCCGGAGGTAACATCTTCTGCATCCTTACCATTGAGCAAGTCTTGAATCTGAAGGGACAATGCCCCCATGACCGTCGTCGATACTACCATCGCCGCCAGGTACCCAAGTTGATCCACTCGGCCGCCGTGGTGATTTAAGAACTGCGCCCGCCGCCAGTGCTTTTCCATCATTGCCAAAGGAAACGACTTGAAGAGCATCGCAGCACGCCACAACTCGCCCGACATTGTTCCTCGCTTATTACCGCGGCTTGCTTCCGTCCGAGTAATCAAGTCAGGACCGAGGGAAGCCATTTCTCCTTCATTGAGGATAAAGCCGATGACCTTACTCGCAAGAGATTCAGCGTTCTCGTCAACGATCATCCTCTTCGGATCCGAAGAAATTTCCTTCAGCCGCTTATACGACAGAAACTTCACGCCCTTGAATTCTTCTGTCCCGGCCTCCTGCATCAGCCGCCATTCGGCCTCTCCAATACCGCCGTCCTGAAGTCGCGCCCGATCATAATCATCCAACGCCGACCAATCTTTCTCAATGAGTTTACCGAGAGACGCCAGCATATTGAGGTTGAACGCCCGGCGCACCGCATCAGTCCACGCCGTCAGGAAAGAAGCCCTCATTGAGGCGTTCGCCAGTTTGGCCGTCCACCCTTGTCCCAGATTGTCGCTGCCCCACCGAATAAAATCGGACGAGATACTGTCGGCAATGAGACCGCAGCGGTTTGCGTAGTCTTTCCAGTCGGAGCCGTAGGCCGAGAAGAGGAACCGCATTCCTTGTCCAAAATCCAAGCGACTGAAGCCGGTAGCCACAAAGTACGTCGCAATATCTGAGAAGGACGAAATAAACGCTTTTCCCAATTTGCCGGCAACTTCGAGATTTCGCCATCCGGACAGAAACCGCACCGCAGGTTCGGAGTTGACGGCCATCGCGCTTGCCTCACCGGAAAGCACGCGCCACATTTCATCCAACGTAACACGCGTCAGACCGTGGTGATCTGAATATTTCGTAAGGAGTTCCCAACTGCTTTTCTCACGCCGGGCGTCCAAAGCCTGAGCATCGGCAATTTCTTTAAGGAATTTGAACGTCGTCTCCGCTTGCGGTCCGAATCCCTCCATCATCGCTATGTCGTGACTCATCTTGGAAACATGCCCGATAAGCGTACTCGTCAAACTGCCCTGACCGTACTTCGCCTCGTACTGCAGATACGAATCCGCATCCTTGAAATGCAACTCTCGGTGCGGATATTTTTTGTAGCCTACCAGGCTAGGCTCTACCGGAGTTTCCAAGGCATCCCACAAATTGTCTGCGTTGTGTCCGGAAGTCACAATGTCTTCCCATGCCTCACCAAGGAAGTCCCGCAACTGACTGTCGGTCATCCGCTGACCGTTGTCCTGCTTATAGCGGGTTCTGTCCATAAGCGGGAACACCTCATCAATCCACGCATTCTTCCCGCCGCCTTTTTTATTTCGGACTTTTGCCCAATCGTGCGACTGCGGAATATAGCCATAGTCAATAAGACCAATCCTTGCACCTGCATGTAAGGCACGGCCCCGCATATCCTTCGCCGTCTTCGCCCATGCCTCAGCTGCGGCCTTTGCACGGGCGTTCTTTGTGTCTTCACCATAGACCTCACGTGCGAAATCGCGAGCATCTTCGGCGTTTTCCATAAAACCAAGCCATTTCGAGCGAATGCCGTTAAGCGTATCGAGCATCGAAGTCAGGTACTCATTTTGAATACCTTTCGCAGCGCGTTCGATACCGAGCATCAGTTTGGCGACGCCCGCGTGAGCGTGAATGTCCTCTTCCCGCGCAAGGCGATCCAATTCTCTCAGCGAGCGGTTTTGTGCGAGAACCTGCTTATAACGCGCAGCCTTCTTTTGCCGAGCCTGCTCCTGTAAATCCTTCGCCAGCTCACCACCGGCGGCCTGAATGCGTTCCGCCTGAGTCATTGAGCCCCAGCGTTCCCAAAAATCTTTGCGTTTGGAAAGCGTGTTCATTTTGGACTCGAAGGCCGCGATAATCTGTTCGCCTTCTTCGTCGCTGATTGTGCCTTCTTTGCGACCGAGCGTCTGCCCGATCAAGTCCTTACATTCTTGTTTCATGCCGGAATCCCGTTGTTTCTGATGATGCACATTGCGGCCGTTGCCAATCCCGCCATATCCGTATCCGCCTGCTTATCAATCGAGGCTTCATCCGCCAAAATCTCCGCAGCCGTCTTTTGGTGCTCAATGCCATTTTCATCCTTGAATTTATAGATAAAATCAGGATTAAGCGCAGCCAAATCCTCAACCTGCACACGTTCGGAATTTTCTTCGGATAGTCCTTCGAGTTCGTGAGCCTGATGCGCTTCAAGTTCAGACACTGCTTTCGCCTCAGCGTCCAATCCTGCGTCCGGCGGAATATCGGGCGGAGGTTCTGACGCAACTCCGGCATCTTCGGCCACAGTCTCTACGACCGACTTCACCACGTTTTCGGCCGGTTTTTCTGCCTGCTGCATCGCTTGCAAGGTATTGCGCATCGCCACAACGTCCACTGCCGGGAGTGCCTCACGGAAGCCCTCAGTAGCCCCCTTCTCGCGCATCGCCGCATTACCTTCGTCAATCAGGCGGTTTTGCGTATCCCGGAAGATGCCCATAACATCGGCGAGGTCTGTCGTAACGTTTTCTGCTTCACCAAACAAACCTGCCTGAGGCCCATTGCCGGACGACTTCAGCCGGTTTTCCACCGCAGCTGCGAACGGTTCAAGCACCCGAGCAATGGCAGCGGCCGAGTTCTGATTCTCGGCAATGAAACCTAGCAGCTGCCGCACCGCCGGGTTATCGCCGAACACGTCACCCTGACCGACAATGCTTTCAAGCGGCGTCCCTTCGATCTTCGCGTTACGGATGCGGTTCACCACGTCCACCAACACCGGTCCCAGGTCAACCGCGCCGTTCGAGGCCTCTCGGATATTGATAACGTGAGGCGCGAAAGCCGCCATCGCGTTCAAAATGCGCTTGATGCCCTGCTTATCGGTATCGTCCGCCACCAGGGCCGTCAACGTACGGTCTCGGTAGGCCTCATAGAAGACAGCCGCACGGAGTCGATTCGTCGCAGTCTCTGTCGGCCGCCCGTCTGCCGTAAGGAGCTTCCCGAGAGAATTCGGTTCACCAATGTCAATCGTGAACTGCCGCGCCGTCTCCGGAGTTGGCGCGCCGTCCTCATCGAACTGATACTTCCAAACATTGTTACGGATCCGCGGCGAATCCTGCACCGCCGTTTCGAGAGCCGACTTTTCCAAGACGTTCGAGGAGTTCGACCGTTCGATAAAGCCCGTCATCACGGCTTCCGGCGGCATGATGCGCACCAGCACCGGGTGCTGCATCCCTGCCACTACTTCCGGATTGATCCCCACGGACTGCGCATCGGTCATCAAATCCTGTCGATATTGCTCAGCCGTTCCACGGTTATAGGCTTCAGAAAGCCCCGCCATGCGCCCGTTACCCGCTATCGCGTGCATCCGGGAAGGATCAGTACCGTATTCCGGAACGGGCGTCCCATCAAAGTTATTGGAGCGGAGCACCGAATCCGCCTCGACCACTGCGTAGGTCATCGAGATTTTGTGGCTGCCGTCAGCCACGGTTTCCGTGTTTCCAAGATACCGAGAATCAGGCACCGTCCCGTAGGACACAATCGGCGCACCGGAATCCGTCGTGCGGGAAACTGAAAGGCGCGTGTAGTCCGGGGCCGTGGCAATGGCGTTCATCTGTCCGACAGACACCGCCCCAGTTCGGTCACGATTCTGAAGCACCACAATCGTCCCCGTGTCGCCTATCTGGAAGGACTTCGCGAAGGCGTTCTGCGCCTGCCGAACCGCTGCATCGTTCACCGGGACGTTTTTCATCGCCTGAGAAACATCCACCTGTTCGCCGGAGTTCATCGCCTGAGCCGCCTGCTGCTGAGCGCGAATCGCCGCCGTATAGGCATTCGGAGCCGAGCCATCCTGCAAGGGAGCCGTAACCTTTTGATTATTCGTACGCTGAGCCTGAATGACACGAGCCGCCGTCACCTGCCCGGAATTTGACCGAAAAGACGACATTTTCTTTTCGGCGTCGTACATCCGGTTAAGCACCCGGCGAACATCGGGCGAAAGTTCCGGTAGATCTTCGCCGAACTGCGCCTTGTAGCGTTCGCCGATTTCCTTCTTGGCTGCATCGTCGCCGGCACCTTCGCCTATGAGGTCACGGTACATATCCATCAGCCACCGGGCAAAGTTGCGGAACATCCCTTTCAGATACCCTGCCGGCACCTCACCTTCAGCGAGATAGCGTTCCGTCCAAGCCGCGTACTGCTCCTGCAGCTTGACTTTCTTCTCGAAAGGCAGGGCGTTGTATTCCTCAACGGACTTGAGGCCGAATGCCTTCAGCAAGGCGTCAATGTCGGCCCGCGCTTCCGGGGAAAGGTTTTTGTCGGCCGCGTGCGCAAAGAGGTTCGTCAGGTACCAGTGCGAATGTTCGTGTGAGAACGTGGAAAGATTCGCATTCGGCGTAAGTTTGATGGTGTTCGTCTGCGGGTTGAAGGAACCGCGGATTTCGCTTTCACCCCTGCCATGCTGAAACAGCACGTCCCCGCGATCCTGTTGCAGTTTCTGTGACAACTCCTTTTCAGCCTGCAGGCGATTGTTTGTCCGTTCGCCACCAGGGATAACCGTATCTTTCGCGTATGTGCGCACCTCAACGCCGGCATCCTCCAGAGCCTTTAGCACTTCCGGTGAGGTCCCTTCAGGCACCACCGCGCCTGCGAACTCGCTCAAGCCAACTGCACGCTGAGGCTTCGCCTCAAAATAGTCCGTGAGCCCTTTTTGCACGTCCGTGAGAATTTTTACGCCGGAGTCCAACAGTTCTGACGGGAACCCTCCCTTCGGCTCCTTGAAACCGTTTTTGACGAGCGCAGCGCGGACCTTCTCAGTCGTCGGCTTCCCCTTCGCAGAATCGGCCAATGCCCGCATCGCATCGTCCATCGCCGCAAAGGCATCCTTGTAGCCGTAGAAGTCTGCCGCCCGGCTCCTGAAGTCACTCATTGCGGCATCAATGCTCTTGTTAGCCTCATTAGCCGTCGCCGCATCAACCACCCTTTCGCGATTGGCCTGAATGCTTTCTACTGACGAGAACTTCTTCGAAGCCGCCGCACGCACCTTGCCCGGACCAAACGTCATCGTGTCTTGCGTGTTTTTTGCCACGCGCTTCGTCATAGCCTTGACAACGTTCTGCAGCGTCACCGGAACCAATTTGCCGCCGACCTTGATTTTCGGTTCACCAAAAAGGCCATTCGTTTTTTTGGCAACCCAGGCATCAAAACCTTCCGAATTATTCTCGAAGACCTCGCGAATTCGCTTTTCCGTCGCGTAGGAATCAATCTGCGGCTCCGTCGGCGCTTTGCCAATCTTCTCAACATTGTTGATCAGGGTATAAAGATAGGCATCCACCAAACGGCCGCCGTTGCGAATCTTGCCGGCATTCCGCTTCTGAACGCGAGTCGCCTTGTCACCAAGTGCATCAACCGCCTGCACGTACGCTTCGTTGTAGGCCTGCATCGAGCCTGTCACATCGAGCGGTTGGTCAGCATCAATCTTTTGGAACAACGGAAGCAACAGATGCTCCAGAGGCGTCCCGGCGTAGGGCTGCTGATAAACGGGCTCAACCTTGATGCCCTTCTCATCAAGGAACATCTTCTGTGAGACAACCGAGGTACGGAACCGCAACATAAAGTCGTCACGGTCTGGGCTATCAATGAGCGACCTCATGGTATTGTCCATGCCGCCGCGGAAAAACCGCTCAGTCTTCCGATACTCCTGCCGTAGAGCCTCGGCCTTCTTCTTATCAACGGGCTTTCCCCACTCAAACGCGGGGAACGTATTCGTATAGGCGTCCGCGCTGTAAACCTGCGCTCCTGTCGCGGGATCAATAAGCCCCTTTGTCCCGATCAGGGTAATGTCGCCAAAACCGGAATAACCGGAATTCACCTTCGTAATACCTATGGACGGAACGGCCAATCCGCCGAGTGCGTTAGCCTTCAACAAATTGTCGGCATCGATATGGTGCACCGCAACGAGCCGATCGGTCGGTTGACTCGGAGCATCGTAAGAGAATGCTCCTGTCGTCTGATTGAACTCCTGCGGTTCGTAGTACGCTGCCCCTTCGGCACGATAGGAATCGTCCACCGAATCAAACGCCCCGCGTTGATCTTCGCGGACAAAACCCTTAAGCAAATCTGATAAACTGACGGTATCAGCAGACGACCACGCAGTAGGTACCCCAGCACCGGGGGACTGCGCGGCACCGGGAGGGACACTAGTAGCGTCTGTGGGTGCAAGTGGTGCTATAACCCCCTCCCCGCCTGCGGTACCAATTTCTTCCACTTCCACAGCATCGATGCTGTGCGTCGCCAAGCGCTCACCACCGGCCGAAGGCAAATAATCCCGCACAATCAACTGAACACGATAGTTTTTTCCACCGTAAGAAGCTGCAGCTGCAAACTTGTGGATTCCGCGAACATCGGGGTTTTGATGCTGGGTGTCTGCGTGAGATTCGATCAGCTTAGCGTCCGAAACAATTTGTTCGAAGTTTTGGGCAATGGCGTCATACAAGCCGGCGTTTTTCTCTGCGAACTTAAACGGAGGCAACGACTTTTTGGCGTCGCCGCGAGAACCTGTAAGAACCCATCCACTGTCAGAGTTTTTGACACCTTCGGACAGTTTCCCTGTCAACGTATCGATAGCGACCTTGCGCCCCTCTTCGGGAACGTCGTTCATGTGAACCACATTGACGGCTTCGTTTTCTCGGCCAATCGTCTGCGGCCCCATGTGCCATTCTTTGCCCTGGGTCACCGGCATACTGAAGGCTTCTTTCGGTACCTCCGCAGACTTTCCGTCTTCCGCCCATACGATCTTTGCCGAGAAGTCCCGAACCTTGTCCGGTTCAATCCCTAGATTCTTCGCAAGTGCCACCACGGCGCGGGAGTTAATCTCCGCCTGTACGCCCGCCTGCTGGAAATTGAACTGACTCTGTCCTTTGTTGAAAAGAGCCGTCCGCTGATCCTCGTAGACAAGACGGGCCGCATCCTGATACTTCTGCGTTCGAATCTGTTCAGGACTGCGCCAAAACGCCCCGCCGAAGGCCGCACCCATAACCGCGCTTACCGCCAAGTCCACGCCGTTCAAGTCGTACTGCTGAGCCAGTTGGTTGTAATCCTGATGTTCGAGGATGAATTTGATACCCTCGACTTCGGCCACATTCGCCCCGGCATTCGCCGCAGCGCCGTACGCCATGGACATACCGCGACTCGCACCGAGAACCGCCGGAAGCCGCATACCTATTGCGTTCATCCCGAACGACACCAGGCCGGCATTGATAGCCGTGTCGCGGTCTACGCCCTCATCCATCAGGCGATTCGTCTCATCGATGCCCACATCAGCACCGAAAGCCAGTGCGCCGCCGGCGACGCCGCCCGCCAAACCGTAACCAATTGCCTTCGGAAGCGTCTTGAAAAGCCCGTAGACAATCTGAGAAGCCGTACCCATCGTTTCGGGATCGACCTCAAAGTGAACCTTGTTGTAATCGCGAATATCCCGGGCGGCCTGATCCATGACCGCCTTTTGCCCCTCCCACCAGGCGCGGGTTTCGTCCCTGCCCATACGGGAGAGAACATCGGCCCCGGTGTTCTTAAAAGCCGTGATAGCGGAACTCGCCGTCTGCAGCACCGCAGCGGGAATGCCCTTCCACGTATCGCCAAGCCCTGAGAAGACGCCGAGAGGCATATTGACGCCCGGAAGCGGACGTTCCTCAAACACCTTGTCCTTCAGATCGAGCACGACGCCGGGCTCATTGCGCAGGAAGTAACGGCGCAGCCGATCTGCCTCAACCGACGATAGCTTCCGCCCCGGCGTATAAACGTCCTTACCCTCAGCATTCCGAGACCATACACCGCCCGTCACACCGTCCTGACCGCTGTAAATTGACTGATCCGAGAAAGTCGGATGATTCGGCTTTTTGTATTTGTCGCCCAGGTGGCCGCGCTCATCTTCAGACATCGTGCCTGACTGCAGCTCCTTCCAAGCGCCGCGCAAGTCGTAGTCGTAAACGTCCTTTTCGCGGTGATTCTCTGTCGCCCATGCCTGATATTTTTCTTCCTCATCAGGCGACAAAACGGTATTGAACTTATCCGAATAATCCTCCGAGAACGCATCGCGCGGGCCAACAGTATCCACACCCCAACGGTTAATGCGCATCTGCCGCGCCTGATCTTCCGTCAACTGCGGAGTACCAGAGTCATAAATTTGAGAAAAGAGCATCAGTTTTCCTTTGTACCTTCAATAGCCAAACCGCCATTAGCAAACTGATAGAACGGCAAAGAATCATCTTTCGGCGGCTTGACGAGGTTAAATTCGTAAGGTTTTAAATCGGGCGTATATACGTACTCACCATTGGCAATAAGGCGGTACGTCACACTGCCGTCTTCTCGGTTGACACTGACAGGCTGCAAGTCCATCGTTGTCATTCGTGAGGCGATTTCTTCGGGCGTCCCCGCTAACTGTTTGCCATTGGCGTCAAGCAGTCCCGGCGCGTAAAACGCCCCCTTCATCTTTCGGACTTCTACGGCCTCCGCCATCACCAAGTCATTAAGAGCCGAAACGCTTGAAATTCCCTTAGGCAGAATGGTTTTCCGTCGGTTATACGTAACAACATCGCCGCCGACAGCTGCAGCCACAGCACTGTCCGGAGAGGCGGAACCCGCCCATGCTTGATACGCGTAAATCCCTTTAGCCAATTCCGCAGTGAGTTCAAAGGACGGAGTACCTTCAGAGTACAGTCCTTTTACCCGCCCGCCTTCGGATTCGCCCAAGGCGCGTTTAATCATCGCCTCTGTACCCAAAACTGCCGCAGGATCGATCTTCACTTGTTTGTCAGAAATTAACTGAAGGCCTCGCAGGTACATTTCGCCCGCGGTCATTCCGCCGTCGCCTGGAACAATGTCAAACCCCGCCATCGCTATAGCGTACTTGTTGCTGTTTCCCTTCAGTTGCCCTGACACCATACGAATCCCGTCCGGACCCGCCGTGTCAGCAATCGTTTTCAAAAGTGCTACGCGGGTTTCAATCGGCGAGCTATCAAGAAGCGTCACCAGTCCTGCGGCCTCCTGCTTAGAGAAAAGGCGTTGCGGCACCTGCCAATCCTTCGCCATCGCGTCCGCCATTTCCACGCGCTTCTGAAGTTGCGCTTTCAGCTCATCTGTGTTCTGCCAATTGAGCGGGGTGATGCCGTACTGATTCGTAGCCATCGCGACACCGATAGGATCAGACTCGCGTTCCTTCAGAATTTTTACCCCAAGAGCTTTTGCTTCTTTCGTTCGGGCGGAGTTCACGAAATCCATCACTCCGGCGCTATCCAAGCCCCAAAGATTTCGGGACGCCTGAGCATCCCGCACCTTTGCCGCCTTTTCTGGATCAAGTTCGTCCAAACGCTGCAGTAGCGTAACCGGCAACTCTTCATTGTTGTCTAGCGCCTTGTAGGCCGTATTAACAAGATCAGACGCTTCCGTGCGCTTTTCCCATTCACGCGCCGCCAGCGCCTGCCGAACCTTCACCGTAACGCCCTGCCGAACGTCGGCATCAGTGCCCTTTGTGGCCTCGTGCGTCGCCTTCAGAATGTCCGAATCGCTTCCAGAAGTCGCGAGCACCTTTTCCACCAGGTACTCAATGTCCTGTTTCTGCTGACCGGCCTTGATGAGTTTTTCGCTTTTAGCGACCTGCTCAGCGCTCATATCGTCTTTGTGCGCCTTCAGCCACGCACGAGCCGCCGCAAGGTTCTTGCCCTCAATGAAAATACCGATAGCGTTCGAGTTAACGGTGTCCATCAGTTTCGGCACATCAACCGGAAGGCCAGACTTGTCAGCCTGCCACTGCAGTTCAGACATTGCAACGGCGTAGCCTGAGTTCGCCCTGTCCATATCGCCGGACTGGACACCGTTTAAAACGTCATTCGTCGCAGTATTGAAAGTCGCCGCGTGCGTCGCCCTCTCGAATACCGCCTGTTGCTTCACCATATGGGATTGAAGTTCTGCCCCCAACTGCTGATAGGCCGCCTGCGAATAGAGGTCATACATCTTCCGCTGACGATCTGTCTTCAGTTGACCGCGGCGATTTGCGAAGAGTGCGCGTCCCTTTTCGAGATACTCTTCCGACAGACTTTTCCCGTCAGGGCGGTTAAGGGCGTTACTGCCCGTGAGATTGCCCCAACCCTCTTCCGGATTCGACTTCAAATCTTCGAGTTCGCTCTTGGACTGATTGATAGCGTCCTGCACGAGCGTCTTGTCGGTTTCGGCCTGCCACTTATCCACAGCCGAGACAATCTTATCAGTAGCCCCGGCGACGAGTTTGTCAGTACGCCACTTGGAATCCGGCATAGCATGAAGCGTCCCGAGCCCCCTTACAGCGTTCGGAGTCACGCCGCCCTGATACGGATTACCGGGCACAGTGATAGTTCCCATTACTTGCTCCAACTGAAATTAGAAGGCATCTTGAGGCTCCATCCTTGAGCCCCGAATGAGCCAGACGACGTAGCGCCGCTACCGGAACTGCCACCGAAAACATCCTTGAAATCGCTCAAGGTTGCGCCGCTGTACGAGGACTTGCCAGAACCGGACTGTGAGCCGCCCATCTGGCCATTCATAATGTCCATCGCATAGTTGTTGAAAGTCGTCAGCGCAGCCGCCCATGGAGTAATAGACTTTGCGGCCGAACGGTAGGCAAGTGCCTGATTCTTGTAATCGACAGCCGAACGGCGGTAGCCCCAGGACTCAGCAACGGCATTCGCCATCACCTGATTCACCTGCATTTCCTTCACAATGTCAATGGAGGTCAGCACTTCGGCTGCCGATCCAGAACCGCCCACGCGGACGCCCGCTGCAGCCTGCCTGGTTTTGGTAGTTGACTTTGCCTGCCCGGCCTCATACCCAATGGCCGCCGCCTGACGTTCACCGCCGGCCATCACGTCGTCTGCCGCCGTCTCGTAGCTCTGCGCCTGCAAATTCATTAAGTCGGCATTCATTTTCATGAGCGCCTTTTCCTGCTTTGCAGCGCGATAGGCAAGCCACGTCTCGCCGATCTGCATCACGGACGTGTAACCGACCTTGAATCCTTGCTGAAATCGAGAGAAGCCGCCCGCACCTTTTGCGCTCATGAAAGCGTTTGCGGACGACGAAATCGCGGAGGATTGTGTAGATCCTTCGCTTGTCTGTTTGGTTGGATGGAGATATTGAGGCATTCGGCACTCCCGGATTTTCGCCGAGAGTAAACCGAAAGATCAGAACTTTATGGACGGACTACTTTGGTGAGGGCGTCGTGGTTTGCGGCGCAGCGCTGATAAAGTCGGCCGCATTCCGAACCAGAGTCAGCCAGTCTTTGAACCAAGCCTTCCAGCTCGGTAACTCTTCGTCTAAGAGCGTCTGTGGAATCTCCGCCTGCGGAGCCGTGACCGTCCGCGTGGCGCAACCGGGCGCGAGCACGATCAAGCTCAGCACGCAAATCGTTGTACTCAGCCTGCGCCAGGTTGATCGTGTCCGTTGCTTTTGAAAGTCCTTCTGCATTCTTTCTCTCCGCCGCACGTAGCGCATCAGACTGCGCCGCCTCCATGAGGGCAATTTCCCGGTCATAGTGCGCAGAGGTCAACCAAGCCCCTGTGCCAAAAGCCAGGACGACCGCCACCATGTAGACGTAATCTTTCACAGCTCTACCCCTTCAAGATTCGCTCGCTGTCCAAGAATGTGGAGATACCCGTCCATCACGTAGAGCTGGAACGTATAAAGGTCACGGGAACAAGTCGGCGTAAAGTCCAGCTTCCCCGCATCCCATTTATCAAGCATCGCCCCAAGTTTTTTCCGGCGAATTTTCAGTTGCAGGTACTCCGCCTTGAAGCGATCTTTGTAGTCATCGCTACACATCAGCGCGGCAGTGTCTTTGAGCTCCATTATTTGCGACTCCTGTAGTCCCAATAAGCGTGATGACCACGCACGTCAACATGGACGAACGCGTCGTAAAGTCCGACGCCGCCGTCTTTATTGAGTTCCAGGCACAAGTCCTGAAACTCAGGAATTAACCGCGGATCATCCGGTCGAATATCCGCCGCCATGCCTTTCGTGTGATAAGAATTAGACACGGCCCCGGGAATCGTCGCGTTGTATTCTGGGCTTCGGTATCCCGAGTTAACGAGAACCGGCTTCCCCCACTGCCGGCGGATGCGGTTCAAAAGATTCAAAAGCTCGTCCCGTACGACGTGCGGGAAAGGAGACTGATGCGGGTCATTCGGACTCTGCAACTCCTTTTCGTCAAAGAAACCGTATTTCATCGGCCGCCTCTTTCTAAAAAACTTTTCAGGATGCTCACGCCGTCTTTTCCCATCATGCCACCCAGCCCGGCAAGCGCCCCCGCGGCCTCGTCCGGCAAACCGTAAGAGTGCGCGGCCATACAGATCAGAAAACCAATGAATCCCGACAAGGCTACCGCCCCGAAGAATTCCCACCAAAGGAATGGTTTCGCTTTATCCAACGAGTTCAAATACATCAGACACTGAGCCATAGCGCCCACCGCGAAGGAAAAAAGGTATCGAAAACAATCGTGGTACTCCTGCATGGGAATCTCGCCCCTCTTTTAACGGAAGCATTTTCGAAGGGCGAGGCGACTCTTTATGGACGGTTAAGTCGAGACATTAAGAACCAACCCCTGCACCGTGAGCGGCAACGGGTCAGCCTGTCGAATGCAAACGGAACCTTCGGTTTGCCACGTCGGCGCGAGGCGCAACTCAATTTCCTCTGTCTTGAGTTCCGGCGGCTTTCCGGGCATTTCTGTCGTACGCTGTTTGTATTCCGTGAGATTGTCAAAGTCCGGACCCACAAATACACCCGACGAGCGATAGACCTGTAGGAAGGCTTGAATGATGTTCTTTTTAATGCCCCCACCAAGCGCACTCTTGTTCTGCATTGTGAGCGGCAACGTCTTAGCATCAGCCTCGAAAGGCAATCCGACTATCACTTTGGACGCAGGCGAATCAAGATCGACCGCTCCATTCGTTACAACTTGTTGAGGCATGACGGCACCATCAGCAAGGATAGAAACCGTCTTGCCTTCGAGCCAATTCAAACCGGTAACGTGCGTTGTCGGCTCTCCGGAATACACGCCGCCCGAGTCAACAAAGAACGCATCCTGGATGTTTTCAACGTTCATTGAAGTCATCCGCTCAATGTAGCGTTTCGTCTGCCCGTTGATTTCACGACGAACGACAACGTAAAGATGGTCCTCTTCGCCCTCTTCCACGGCCGCCACGGACTCAAACACACCGTCGGTAATATGCTGATGCCAGGCCAAAACTTCCTGTTCTGGAATGTATGTCAGCCCCAAAAGCGAGCCATCGGAACTGATATACCAAAGAAGCGGTATAGGCGCCAAAGCCAATGCCGAGTCCAAAACATTTTTGAAGTCGAAAAGATGCGAAGCCCGGAGGCACAAATCCGACGACACAAAGCCGCCCGCCGAATATTCATAAGCAAAGTCTCGGACGTGCCCGCCACGGGCCGAACAATAGACAACGGCATTGCCGACGACCTGCGGCATCACCCGGCTCGATCCTGTATTACTCTGAGGCTTTGCGGCAATGGACGACGGAGAAATCACACTGCCGTCCTGCGGACTGATGCGGAAAGCCATGCTGGACGTGAGGAGAATCAGACTTGTCAGCGAAACGACGTGCTGTACTGCGCTGAATTCTCGACTTGCCATTTGAAAACTCACGCGGTCATCATCGCGATATGGGAGGGAATAACTGAAGTCCGACTCACTGCCCGTACGCGTCATCAGCACACGTTGCGGATCCGAATGCAATCCGGCAAAGATACGCCGCTGCTCGAAGTACCCGACGGCCCGAGGATAGTCACCAGCGCCACCTGTCGTCGCCGTACCCGTAGCACCGGAGCCCGTACCGCCGCGGAATGTCAGTTTCGGTGCCGTGTACTCGGAACCCGCCGCCCTGATCTGTACGGAAACAACCTTCCCGTTTTCAACCACAGCCCGCAGCTGAGCCCCCGAACCCGTACTATCGGACACTTCCACCGTCGGAACGCCAGAATAAGTGGAGAGCGAGTACGTCTCAGTTTTTGTGGACACGAAAAACGCAGAGAGTGTCTGACCGGAAACCACCACCTTCGGAGAAGTGTAGTTGTTCCCTTCGGAGACAATTCGGATGCCTTTCAGCGTCGTGTAGTAGTTGGTATAACTGTTACCGCTTGAAGACGTTCCGGGCGATGAATGTCGCTCAAGCACCAACTCAACTTTGCCGCCGTAGCCAGTATTGGCCGAATCCCTAAGCGTTACTGAAAGCGAAGGGTAGCCAGAACGTGAAATCCACGTCGTGCTAATGTTTTCCACCGGCAAAAGTCCATTGACGCAGTTGGTGTAACCGCTTCCGCCGTTTGTTACCGTCACTGACTTAATGCCGCGAGACGTAGAGAACACATCATCAAAGCGACGAATCATTATATCCGTCTTCGGCGTAATGTTGTCGTCGATGATTTCCGGCGTTTCACTATCGCCAATGTAGCCGTAAAGTCCGCCCTTGTTTTTATAGAAGCGATAGAAGGCTGCGCCCTTCATCTCGTCGCAGGTAATCTTGACCGTAGTCCCGTAAGCGTAGAGGTTTGCCACGACACTCACCGCTTCACTCGCTTCGCTTTCCTCTGTTTTGTCGGCATTGAGGCAAGATACCCGATACTTCTGAGTGTACTTGTCGGCGTTCGAATCTTCAGCCGCAGCCGTTGCACGTACCGCCGCTGCCCCCGTCGGCGTCGGGAGTTTCGTATTGGTCTCGACCGTTACGATTCGCCAGTCCCGTGCGCCATAGCGACGAATTTCAGTCGGCGGATAGTTTTCGTGCGCCACCGTCACAATGTCACCAGACTGTACATAATCCAACGAGAACAAGTCCGCAGAATCCCAAGGTGTTGTGACCTGATACTCTGTCCCGTCGTCATTCACCAGCGTCGCACCGTAGCTATGGAACCGGGCGTACTTGTGTCCGAGCTCAATAATCATCGTCTGCCCGGCACTGTACGTGAACGGGATCAGCCGCACTGGGCGCGAGTCGTTACCCACTTTGTTCACGAACGCGAACCCCGGGCGGTTGCGGATAGGTCCCTGCGGCAGGCAGATGAAGTTTTGGCACTTCAAAAGCCCGGCCTGATACTTCACGTCGTCGCGGCGGCCATACATATCCGGCGAGATTTCGCCCCCGGCAAAGCTAAGCTGAATTACTTTATCAACGGCCATACCAGCCTCCCATTTCCTCCGGAAGGCGCATATCACCCGTGTAAGGCGTTCGTGCCATATCCACCGAAGCGTCCTGCAAAGCGTCGCGCTTAATAGCGTCTTTCACCATCAGCGTGTAAATCTTCAGTTGTTCTTCTGCCATGGAAGCACCAGTCGCCCCGGTAATCGCTGCACCTGCGAGTTTGGCTGCCAGCAAATGCGCCAAAGCATCGGCAAAATCCGACGGGAACAACTCGGCCGGCACCAGCGCCGTCGTATACCGAACCCAATCCGCTGGAACGTCCGTCAGAATCGCCATACCGTAATCCGACCGTTCAAGATGATAGGAATACAGGTCACGGCCCGACTTGTCGAATACACGCTGAATCTGCAGGCAATCCGACGGATATCCGTAGGCATAGGCCGCACCAATCGGAGGTTCTTTCAGCTGATTGAGTTTGGTGCGCTTTGTGGCAAATGTCCACGCCGTTTCAGTGAGAATACGGTTAAGCGCCAACGGGTAGAACCGGGCACAATGATCCGCCTGCGGAGAACCTTCGGGCGGATCAATGGAAGTCACCGTGCCCGTATCGCCGAGATACGACAGCGCGATGTTACAAATATCGACAACGGTAGCCATAGGGCCTCCTATGAAAGCGGGGAGCCGTCAGACTCCCCGTAAAACTGCGCACCGCCAACCGTCAGGCCAGCGGAGAGATAAGGATCACCTCCTTAAGCAGCGTAGTTAGGATTCGCTTCATAATCCCCGATTCGCTTCCCGCGCGGGCTGTCCGGACGGAGCGTCACGCCGGCAGACACCTTGCCAGACATGGACGTGCCCGCAAACACCAACTTGGTGTACTGGGGTAAGCCCTGCGGAATCGGGATATTGATCCCACCACCGTCCGTGAGGTCAGTCAGCTTGTAGGAAAGGATTTCCGTGAACGTGGAATTATCGGAACTGCCCTGAAGCGCAACGCTTGCGAGCCCCGTCACCGCACCGACGTTGCGGACGTAGATATAGCCGACCCCTTCGGAAATACCGGCCTTACCAATATCAAGAACCTTCGAATCCTTGCTTGCGCCGGAAAGCGTCAGTTCACTGGCATACATGGTCAAAAAATCAACATGCATCGTTCTTTCTCCCTTAGCTGATCTTGGCTTCGTCGATGCGAATAGCGTCGTCGGCTTCAATCGGAATCGTGAAGAAGTGCGTCGCCATCTGTTCGGCAGCTTCCACAATCTTGAGGCACTGCGTGGACTTTTCATAGGCGGCAATTTCCAAGGCCGTCTGAATTTCTGTGCGGCAAAGCATCACCTGATGACGGCGCAACTGAGCCGGAATACGGTTCTTCGCGCGAATCAGCGTCTTGATAAGAGAATCAGACTGCAGATCAACTTCGCCATCCTTCATCGGGATGTTGCACACACGAACGCAGGCTCGCCAATCGTTAAGAGCCGCACCGGGTTGCCACTTGTAGTGGTCAACGTATGCTTCCATCTTGCCCTTGCCGTCGGGGGCATCGACAGTCTGCTGTCCCTTATCTGTATGCTGCAAACCATATTTCGAGCCCTTCGGGTAAAGTCCGAAGAATTCGTCAAAGTTAACAATGTAGACAGAAGTGTAGCCATCAGCCGTACCGGTATAACCAGCATCAGCAGCAACCACATTGTGCGACGCCGGAACCTTTTTGTTCATCGTGGCATAGCGCGTAGCCAAGCCAGTGAACTTGCGAATATCCTTGTCATTGTCGCCGTAATAAAGAGCGGCAGCGACGGCATCGCTCATGCCCTGAATAAAGGCCTTTTCTTCCGAGAGGCGGAACTGAGCCGTGTTGCCGTTGATATTGGCAAGGTCAATATCAACGTTAGCGTAGTTTTCAACGTTAGAGGTCACGTCCACCACAGAGGCAGTCGAAGACTTCGTCGGTTGGACGCCCTCGTACATCCCGCGCCACGTCGGTTCAGGGATGCCAGTTCGGATTGAATGCTTGAAGCCCGTGGTCATGTTGCATTCGCGCCACGGAATATGTCGCAGGATAGCGTTATTCTGCGACAAGACTTCTGCAATCGGAGCAATCTCGCCGTTCTCATCCGTGCGGGATGCGACATCAGCAAGGGTAGGATACTGAGCAATAGTAGCCATGCTTTCCTCTTAGTTCATCTTGGAATTGTTGAAAAACCGGGCCAACGGGTCTCCCTGTCCGCCCTCACCGTTGCCGCGCGGTGAAACGTCGTCGGAGATCGACTGAGCGATCTGATAGAACATCTTGATAATCCCCGGATGCGTATCGAGCCCCGTCTTTACGAGGAGAGCCCGCGCCTCCGGTGGGCAATACTTCTGAAATGCCTTCGCCGCAATGCCGAGGTTTTGTTTGGCCTTCGCGCCGCCGAGTTCCTTGTCCGCAGCGAACGCCTTGAGGTTTTCACTCTTGAAGGACGCCAGCGCCTGTTCCTGCGCCTGTTCCTGCGCCTGCTGCAGCACCGGACTCATCTTGTTGATGATCGTGGCAAAGGACTTCTGCGAGAGGCCCATTTCGTGGCAGACACCCGCCAACGTTTCGCAAACATCGTCGTTCAGTTCCGCGCCTTCGGGAACTTCGATGCCTTCGTTGGTGTAGGAATCTTCGGGCGCACCGAGCCATTCATTGGGCTTATCGCCCTTGTCCGTCCCGTCGTCCCCCGCCGCAGGTTCGCCACCATCATTGGCCGCGTCCGCCCCTCCCCCGGTCGCCGGAGGTACTGCATCGGCGGCAGCGGGCGTACCTCCGGCGACACCGGGATCAGTCGTACCGGTATCAGGAGGCGTAGCGCCAGCGTCCGCACCGGTATCCGTAACAGTTGCCGCATCTGTCATTTGTTTTCCTCTCGCATTGAATTGATCTGCTCTTCAAGCCCGGCCGAGCGAAGTCGCCGGAGAATGTCAAGTCCTACATCTCGCCGAGCACTGAGGAGCATCATTCGCATCGGATCAGTACTCGTCACCGAGTCCGCCTGCCCCGTAAGGGAGAGAACCCAGTGCATTGCCCGACGGCCGAACTCGGTTTCCATCAGGCTTTTCAGCGCGTTGTCGAGTTTCTTTTCTTCCTGCTTTCGCAGCCGTTCTTCTTCTGCGCGGGCTTCTTCCTCTTCGAAAATGCCCTGCATCCGAGTGTCTGCCATTGTTTCTGTCATCCCGTCACCTTTATGGACGGCCTTACATCACGCCCTGAGATGGTTGCTCTTGTTCGGGACTCATCGCTATATCCGCGCCGCCGACACTGCCTGCCGCCTGCCCCAAATCCTTGATAGTGGAAGCCGCCTGTGCTGCCTGCATCTGCTGCTGTTGCTGCGCCTGCTCTTCGGCGCGCTGCTTGCGAATGATTGCCACCCGAGAACCCGCAACGATCATGGACGGCGGAACGCCGTTCATATCCGCCAAGAGATCAATCGTTTCATCGGCATCCAATTTGTCGAGCGCTTCCGGACGCATCTGCGCCAGAACGCCAATCTGCTGCACCGTGCGCATAACGCCGTCCACCGCAGAACTTTTCTGCATCTGCGCCAGTACCGAGATGTATTCAACATTGAGTTCTTTCCCTTGCATTTCCTGCGGAGGTTCAGGCACCAAGTCGGCCTCCACTAGGTATCCAAACGCCGTAGAGACCAACGGATCAAGCATTTCCGTATGAAGGCGCTCAAGCACCGGCCCAAGCATCATCACCTTTTCCTGTTCCAACGCCTGGATTTCGGTAGCCGTACGGTCAGTACCTTGATTCGCCGCGATCATCTGGAAGATGTTCACATTGAAGTAGCGCTGTATCTGCGCCCGTGCGTCTGCGATCTGCGCCTGCAGCATTTCAGGCGATGCCTGCACTGCCCAAGCCGAGCGAATCACGTCGTTGTCCGCAGGGTCAACCGGGATGCGACCGCCGGGACGGAATAGCTGCATTGCGCCCTTGTACTTTGTCGGGTATTGAATCGGTGGATTCGAGAGATAATCCGTGAGGATGCCCATCTGCTTTTGCAGGCGCTGCAGACTTTTAGCCGCCGACAAGGCTTTCGCACCAGGGCCACGCCCGTAAACAGAGCCCGCCGTAGTGAGCCATCGGGGACACAACGCCGGAAATTGGTCATAGCCGGACTCACCCAGCACCTTGCCGTCACTGCGGCCTTGTTCCCAATACACAGACCGCCACGGCTTATTGTGGTTGTCGTGCTTCATCACGTTACGGTCAAGACGCGGCTCAATGGCGTGCATCACGTCAAAGCGACGGTACGGGTTATCGCGTAAGGAACTTCTGACATCGGTGCTGACAGCATCGATACCGAACTTCTGCACCATCTGCTTCGCCGTCATGCTGATATGACGATAAACCGTGTCGATACGGTCGAACGGATCAGCCGCGAGCCAGTATTCCCCAACCGTGAGATTCATCATATCGATGACACGGTCATGGTGACGCTGCACAATGGAACACGCAGTCCCGAACGCCGGAAGCTCAAGATATGAGCGATGCAGCGAGTTGTAGACCTCCGACTTTGCGAAATACATCAGGATCAAGTCCTGAAGTTCAGACAGCCACTGTTTCACATCCGGCGATTCGTCTAAGTCCGGATCCATTGTCGTAAGACGCAGCCACGGCCGCGACGGCGAACTGACGCCCGCTAAGAGTCCTGCCGCCAAAATATCGGCACTGTCTGCGGCTTCGGCATCATACAGGCGCGTGTAGCGCTTACCGCCCTCGTAGCCACGCTCACCGGGGAACGCCCCCAAGTCCGGCACCTCATAGTCGCGTATGTCGTACCAAAGGTTTTCCCACGTCTCACGTTCCGCTTTCAGCCCAGCCAAGCGCTGCTGAAGCTGCTTGACATCAACTGCCATTCGCGCCCCCGAGCGTACTCGTTTGGTTAAACAGCTTCGTTTTCTTCAGCTTGCCTCCCGTTAGATCAGTAGCCGCCCGATTGCTGGACGTGTTTGAAGCAAGCAAAGAATCAATATCCGGTTCTTTGCCGTTAGCCTTCTCGCGTTCCTGCGCCTCGTTTTCATAAGATTGCTTAGTGGCCTGATACTGCTTTTCTGCCAAAGCCTTCTCACGATCCAGTTGGCGCTTTTGGGTATAAATGTTGAGGCCGCCGGTGACAGCACCGATAATTGCCCCAGCGATTGTCTGCGCCATAGCTACGCCCCCAAAAGATTTTTCTTCTGCAGCTTGAGATCATCCGTACTGATGCCGCCAAGCCCCGTCAACGAATCGCCCGGACCGGAGTCAGCGCCGAAGTCACCAAGCCCTGAAAGCTGAGAGGAATCAGCGTCGTTCCCGTTGGACTTGCGTTGTTGCTGGTCCAACAAAGATTGCTGCTTCTTTTTCTGCGCTGCTAATTCGGCCTCCTGCCGACGTGCTTCTTCCTTGGCCTTGTCGCGGGCGTCTTTGCCCGTTACTTTGTTGAAGGCCTTCTTTACGGCCTTTACCGGATTTAATTTAGAGAAAAATCCCATTTGTTAGCCCCCCAACGTATTGCGCTTGCGGAATAACTTTCCGCCTTCACCGTCCGCAGCACTAGACGTACCAGCGTCCATTGCCGCGTCGTCTGCCCCTGTGGATTCAGCACTAGCAGGCTTGCCAGGAGTGCCGTTGTTACGCCTACGGGATGTAATGCGAGAAACAATGTTGGCAAGGCCCATTTTCAAAGCAAGGCCATGGCTCATTTCTTGTCACCTCCAAGTCGATGCTTTCGCAAATGCCGACGTTCAAACTCTTCTGCTGAAGGTTCAGCCATCACAGACTCCTTATAAATGTCACCTGACAGCCTGAATGCGGCCGTTTCTGCAAAGCCGCGGCGAGTGGTGCTTGCTCGTCGCAGATCCACTGAAACGACGTACACCCCCGCTTTTTTGCCTCACGCTCACACATCACAAAAAGCCGTCCGGGCACCATCGTCCCTCGGTATTCGGGCAATACGAAAATCGTGTCGTTGCAGGCCGTAAGTTCCCCAGAATGCTGATGAGGCGCGACAAAGATCGACGCAGCCCCCACCGCTTTTTCTCCGTCGTAGGCGACAAAGGCAAACGCCAGCGAGTTTTCGGAGAGTGCGCGGTAGAAGTCTTCCGTCGGATCAAAGATCGGGCCGTTACCTGATTCGCGGAAATTCGTTTCCAGCAAATCTCGGTGCTTCCGCAGCAGGTCATAACAGGACATGAGTACGTATCGCATACCCGCAGTTTCAGCGGGGCGACGGTACATTTATGGACGACAATCGCTCAATCGTCCATAAACTTCAAAGCCTTGCAAATACGATGCGTTCATGAAATTTCATGGGAGGGTACTGCAATGGAAATTCAAGTCCGTTGCCGATGCGGCAAACGCCTTTTCGACCTTTCGCTAGACAGGCCTCCAGGCGGACGCATCTACATCTTGTGTCGCTGTAAAACGATGAACGTCATCGACCTTTCCGCGTATTCCAATCTGCAGGCCCATTCGGAGCCTGTTTCAAAAGAGGCCCCTGAGCCCACTTCTCAGCGCCAAGCGAGCGCACAATCCTGAGAACCTTGAGTTCCATAGCAAAAGGAGTTTGCTATGGCTGAATTTGCTTCTAAAGGCCTCGCCAACGGCGTAGGCATCCCTGCCCTTGTTTTGGGCTCTCTCGGCTTTCTTGGCTCTGCCAACAACGGCAACGGCGGAATCCTCGGCGGCCTTTTTGGCGGCGGAAACTGCAATCAGGTTTCTGCGCTGATGGCGGAGAACGCCAACCTCCGCGCGGAGAAGTACTCTGACAACAAGGACGCCGAGGTGTACGTCGCCTCCCGCGCTGAGAACAAGGCGCTGCGTGACGAGCTCATGGGCTTTATCCGCCCGCTCTCCAACGAAGCTGCGCAGAACCGTGAGCGCATCGCCGTGCTCGAAGCCAACGTGGCCAAGAACGCCGAGATCGCCGACCTGCGCGAAAAGCTCATTCGCTCCGAACTTGGTGGCCGCATCGACAGCGTTGCTCAGACGTGCGGTTGCGGTATCGCTCAGCTTAACAACGCGGTTGCGTCGCTGCAGAATACTGTCAACGGCATCACGCAGACGATTATCCCGCAGTCGGCTATTTGCCCGCCGGTCATGCCGCGTTACAACAGCTACACGGCTCCTACTGACACAGCCCCGGCCACTCAGCCGGTGACGGGCAACATCCGAGTTCAGCGAGGCTGATTATGAAGATGCCGATTGGAAACTTGCCTGCGGTGGTTGTGGAATTTGCTCAGCAAGTCCTCATCCCGGCCGCAGAAAAGCAGGGCGGCTCTCTGCCCTTCGCCGTCGGCATCGTCTCGGGGCTCGTCGCACAGCGGGCCCCGGCGATGATCGAACCTTATCTGCCGATGCTCAAGTCATTAGGAGCGGTGGATGAGCAAAACCGCATCGACGTAGACTTGCTGTACGGCGAAGCCTCAAAGAATCTCGAAGCGCACCCCTTCTCCATCGGGCCTTATAAGCCTGACCGAGGTGACTTAGATGCGCTGAAGGAAATCATGAACCGGCATGGAGAATAGCCATGGAAATGAAGGAACTGATGAAAGCCCGCGCGGAGCAATCCATGCACTGCCTGCTCGAAAAGATCGATAAGGTGTGCGATGAAGCCCGCGACGGCGGCGGCTTAAGTGACGAGGACGTACGGGTGCTTGAAAAAGCGTGGTGCGCCATCGCCACTATAAAGGCAGTCTGCAAAGAGTAA